AGTACCGATGCTTCTACGACTCCCATTTCAAATCTCCTTCATGACAACAATGTCGGCGGGCGTGTAGCCACGCCGTGTGAACGCGTTTGCAAGATCGGTGCCGGCTCGAGTGTGCCACAGCACGCGGGTTGCCCCGCGCTTTGCGGCTTCTTTCTCAGCGGCGATGATGAGTCTGCCAGCGGTAATACCGCGATAATCAGGGCGCACAAACAACGCGTCATTCGCTGCGACCTTGATGGCAGGGTTGTGCATGTGATTCGTCACGGTCATCGTGCAGTACCCAACTATCTCGTCGCCATCGAATGCCGCAAGAACGAACATCAGGCCAAGGTCAACAACGGCCTGGTATGTTTCCACGGACGGCTTGAACTCAAAGCCAAATCCGGTTTCGTCCCAATTCTGACGCATGAGTTCGGTGATCGCGGGCATGACATCCGCGGGTTCAACAAGCGCAATGCGACTCATTGTGGAAATCCTGACGGACATGACTGTAGACCTCCGTCTAACGGTTACGGGTACTCACCTGTTCATACGGGTCGTAGTCGGTCGGCCGCGTGTCGATGCGCTCGCGCACCTCGCGTGGCAGCATCTTGGCGACCGGGTACGCGAACGTCAGGCACAGCGCGTCGGCCATGTCGGGGCTTCCGCCGCCCTGGAGTCGCTTCTTGATTTCGTCCTTCGACTCGAGCACGCGCTTGCCGGCAGCGTCGTACCAGTAGATCGGCGTGCTGATTTCCTGCTTGAGCGTGATGTCGTTCGGGATCGAGCCGCCAGCCTGTATCCATTCGCGTATGGCCCACCACATCTCGGTGCGCTTGTTGATGAACAGGTTGGCGTAGGTTGCCTTGCCGCCGAACGCGACCTCGGTCACGTCGTATCCGAGCTGCCGCAGGCGGTCGATCACGCCCGCGCCGGCCCCGGCGTCGATGAACACGGCGTCCGGGTCGCGGTCCTCAATGACGTTGGCAACGGCCGCCGCCAGCGCCATGTTGTCGATGCCGTGGTGAACGATGGGCTTCTCCATGCGTAGCCCCTGGCGCAGCACAATCACGCTGCGGTCGTCACCGAATCTGGCCGGGTCAACGCCGACAATGAGCGGCTGGTCGATGATGTCGCCGTCCTGGTACTCGCGCTGCGACGCGCCCTCGGCGTCGGAGAGGCTGATGAGCTGGTCGTCGCCGGCTGCGCTGAAGTCGCACAGATACTCGCGTGCGAACGCCGCCTCGGGCATGTCGCGCTCTAGGCGCTTCACTTCGTCGGGCGCGAGCGCGTCGGTGTCGTACACCGTGTACTTCGCCGCATACCAATCCTCGAGCGAACCGCTCGCTGCGCGGTAGTACAACTCGCTGAACATGTTGATTCCGGCGGGCGTGCCGATGAACAGCGCCCAGCCGCGGCGGTCGGAGAGCGCCGGCTGGATGATGGCCTCCCACACTTCGGGCTTGATCTGCGCCACCTCGTCAATGACGCAACCGTCGAGGCGCACGCCACGCAGGGCGTCGGGGTTGTCGCCACCGAACAGGCGGATCGTGGCTTTGTTGTGCTTGAACGTGACGGCGAGGTCGGCCTCGTTCACGTCCACGGTCCCGGTGCGGATGAACGGGTCAATCCTCTGCTTCAATCGCGCCCAGGCGATGGCCTTGGCCTGTTTCAAGAATGGCGCGACGTACACGAAGAACCCGAGATCCGACGTGCACTTGACTGCCCGGTGGAGCAGCTCCATGAGCGCGAGTTCGGTCTTGCCGGCGCGTCGGTGCAGGGCGAGGACGGTGAACCGACGGCGCTCGAGGTGGCACCGCCGCTGCCATTCACGCGGGTCGTAGCCGAGGCGGATGGTCTTACGCATCGGGGACGCCCGTGATGACGTTCAGGCTGATGCCACCGCCATGCTCGAGCTGCTGCCTATCGCCGTACTTCTTGGGGTTCCACTTGGCGAGGAGCTTCAGGCGGGTCTCAACCTGGAGCCTGCGCCACGCAACCTCGGTCTGGTCAAGGGGCTGCGTATCGGCAAGGGTCACGCACTGGTCGGCGATCACGTCGTGGCCGTCCTCGCGTGCGCGTGCGATGCGTGCCACAAAGTCTTCATCCTTGTCCATCCAGTGGTACACGGTGCGCCACTCCGGGTTCCCTGGCTGCCTGCACCATTCGCGCAGAGGCTTGCCGTTTGACAACCACGCGACGAGGGCGTCGGCGTGGTGTTCCGGGACGGCCTCAGGCGGCCGGCCTATCTTTCGCTTGACGAGGGCGTTTCCAGTCGGCTGGGAGACAGGCGCGACGCTGGTATCGGCAGATCTTGCTGACGGTGGTCCAGCGGAGTCCGAGGTGTTTGGCGATACGACGATATCCCCAGCGGTGTTCTTCGTGGAGTTCGCGGATCTCTTGGACGATGGCCTCTGGGATCGTGGCATTGTGGTGTGTTTCCCCCACGCGGCGGCCGTTCTCGCCGTAGGCCGCGAGCTTTCTCACTTGCGCTTCTTTGCCTTTGCCTTCACGTCTGCGCGGTTGAACTTCTTGGCGACCGACATGGGGACTCCCACCTTCTTTGCGAAGCTTTGGGAGTGGGCGGCTGCTTGCATCAGGCGGCGCTGCGCCGGCGACTTGCTTGGCATTACGTGGCTTCCTTGGCGGTAAGGGTGATCCGTAGTCCTGCTGCATCGGCAAGGGTGATAGCGGAATCGAAGGTGGCGGTGCGCTTCCCGATGACGGGCGCGGTGGACAGCAAGCACATCACGGTATGCGCTCGGAGCTTGCCCTGCTGCTCGAGGTCGCGTGCGACCTGGCTACGGGTTCGGCCCTGTGCGACGACAGCCGTGGTAACGGCTGCCTTGAAATCGTCATACGAACTAATATCCATTTCCCAAAGTATATCAGGGTTTGCACAGGGGCTCGCCGAAATCTTCGGAGGTTGCCGCCCAGATGAGACGCGGCGTGCCTGGGCCGAGTTCGTTGGTTTCGATGTTGTCGGTGACGAACGTGCGTGCTTCGCCGATGGACATTTCGTGTTCGTCACGCAGGCGTGCCGCGATCATGTCTGCGGAATATACGGCGACGGGTATTCCTGACCGTTCGGTGGACTTGGGGTACATGACCCCGAGGAGACAATCGTCCATGTTGGCGAGCAGAATGGGGTTTCGTCGCCGTCGCATGTCGGCAGTTTACCGTGCCGTGCTACGTTCTCTGCGGGTTCTTGCGGCAGTATTCGATGGCGACCGCCAGCACGCGGGGCGTGTCGGGGCTGATGCCGAGGCGCTCCTTCGCTGCATCAATCTCCGCAGCGGTTGCGGTCTTCAGCACTTCCTTCGCCCAGGCGTCCCAATCGGCGTACTCCGCCGGCGACGGGCCTTGCAAGGAGGTCGCATCGCGCCGAGTCTGCACGACTTCACCACGCGCAAGGACATCGGCCTGCGGCACAATCGCGCAGTACGCCTTGTGAATCGCAGCAATGTCCGGCTTCGTGTCGCGCTCGAGGCGGTGCTGGCGGATGCAATCGCGCAGCTTGTCCTGGTGCAGCGACCCCCACCGCTCGTTCAAGAGCCGCGACAATTCAGGCTCGAGCATCCACTTCGGCCATAGTTCCCCCATCAGATTCCGATTGTCCATCCATGTGATCGTTTGCATCCGCGAGAGTATACAGACAGGCACTCCCGGCTGCTAGCGTGGGGAATGACGTTCAGGAGAGAACGATGCGAGTTTGTCTCGCAAGGGCAGGAATCAATCCAGGCTGATATCAGTTCACACGGTGAGCGCGAGGGAAGCATGACCCCCAAAGGGGGCCACGTTCAACCAGCCCACGCGGAGCCGCGCATCGGTCGAAGCCACGAATTTCACCATTTCGCTGGAGGATTGCCAGCCGCTACCTTCGTGGGGGAGCGCACCTTTCGGTGGCGCAGGGTAGGGTCAAACCCCTGCGACTACATCCATGCTCCCCTACCGCGCCGGGAACGTGTTGCGGCATTGTTGACCCTGAGGCCAGGTACGGTACAATGCAACCGCGCAGGAATTCGAGGCCCGCATGATAGCACCCCGGTGCCAACATGCAAGCGCATGAAACGGCGTGGGTTTCGACTCACGCCGATTTCATTTGACAGGGGGATACTTCCCTGTATCATTCGCTCGTCGGGCGTTCGTTTTTGCGATGGTCTGCGAGTGCAGCCCATGCCCGACAATTTAACCCCCGGAAGCTCGCCGCGTTGATCGCAAGATCCGCGGCGAGTTTGTTTGACAACCGCCCGAAAAGCAATATGATTCTCGCAACAAACACCCGTCAGCCGTTGACGGTTCATAGTCGGGCAACCGACAAACCTGCCGCAAGGAATGGCGGACGCCGAAAGGCGAGTGAACAGGTCAAGGTTCACCATGCAGCCCCTTACGCGGGGCTGTGTTGTTTCCGGCACCGGAAATTGCCGCGTACATGGAATCGACACATGCATGAGACAGCAGCGCGTGCTTTCAGCGTCGCGCCCTGTCCCGGCGGAAGGTTGTTGCTACCCCAATGCTGGCCTGCCGACGGTCGTACCTCGCGGCCTTGTGCGCCGGCGCATGTGGGTGGTTGGCCTCCGACAGCCGCAGACCCACGTCTCCGCGATTGAAGTATATCATTGCGAATATGCCTCGCCACGCAAATCTCCCGTTTCACCTATACGTGCACGTCTGCAACACAGCGCTCGGCCCCAACATGCCAGCTGGCACGACACGCGGCATCTGGCACGCGATTTACGCCAGGCCCGGTCAAGTCGTGACGGGACACGTCCTGCTCGAGACGGGCGCGGAATGGTGCGGCGTCCCGCTCCACAAGCTCGGTGCTCGAGCGGAGGCGTTCGAGCGCAAGGCGCTCCCTGGCTTCTGCGAACCGCACGACCTCCAGCCGTGGGGAGCAATGGGCGACCACGCCGAAGTTGTCCACATGGCGTATCTCGAGGGGTTGGCGATGATGGGCGTCAGCGCGGAACGCGGGTTCTGCGGCAGGCACACCGGGATCGTGATCGACTGGGCAGACGGGTTCAGCAGGTATCCCCAGGAGCACAAGCCGCTCAACCTCATCGAGCGGTCGGACGGCAGATACCTCCTGTTCCCAAACAACTACTGCCGATTCATGGATTTCCACTTCACGTCGCACAAGCGCGACGGCGATCTCGCCAAGTACCGACGCGGCGAGGACGTGTACTGGCTCGATTGATGATCGCATGTACACGTCTCAATAACGTGTACGCAACTTCCACTTTCTTGAACTTTACTGCTCGCGCCTGTAGCCCAAACGCCACAGCAGTCGTGCGATGTCGGTCGCCGTATCTGCTATGGCTTGCTCGTCAAGCTCGGGCCGGATGCAGTGAAGGGCTTCGTGGATGGTGGTATCCAATCTGTCCTTCTCAGACGGCCAAGTTGCCACGCGAATAATGCGACCATCGACGTGGCCTGGGTCCTGCATGTCACCGTAGTCCCGCATATTCGGGACAAATCGCAGCGTCCAATACTTGCCGCCGAGTCGGACGCGCATGGTGGCCTCACTTGAATCCGCGCTTCATCGCCTTGTATGCCGAGGGGCTGACGGTGGACTTCGACTTCGGTCGGCTGGTGCCAGCCGCACGCCGTGCGTTGATGTTTGCGTACAGGCCGCGCTTTGCTGTCTTCTTTGCCATGATGTTTATCCTCTCGAGTTCTTGCCGCTGCACTTCCACTTCGCACGCGAAAGCCGCAGCGGGCTGTTCGGATCGCGTGCCGCCGCAGGGTGCGCCTTCATCTGCGCGAAGCTGCGGGCGCAGTAAGCATCGCCCTTGGCGGTTCCCGGCTTGATGCGGTCGCCGCCGCTCTTGGCCTTGCCGGCCTGACCGTAGGACACCTTGCGGGTGCGCCCGGTTTCGGGGTTGCGGACGACCTTGACGAATCTCTTGCCCTTGGCTGGCGTCGGCATGTTTGCTCCTAAATCTGGAAATCAGTTACTGCGCTTCACGAACTTCAAAGCGCAGGGTACGCCCTGAGACGCCGTTTCGCCGCGCACACTCCATCCAGAATCGCAACCACAGCGCGCCCTTCGGCTTGGGCGGCATGCCCTTCTCAACGGCCCAGCCGTTCTGCTCGCTGAACTCGTCCTTGTATCCGGGCGACCGTACGTGCAGGACGCGGTCCAGGTAGGGGCGACCGTGCAGGGAGAGCCGCGCCCGCTGGATCGGCATGATCCACTCATCGTGCGTGTGGCCCGTCCAGATGATGTCGGCATCGGGCAGGTAGACCGCCATGCGCGAAGTCTGGATCGTGCCGCGGGTGACCGGGCCGCCGCCGCCGTAGCCGTGATGCATGTACATCACGATGCTGTTTCCGATGATTTGCCGCCGCTCTTTGTTGCGCACCAGGAACCGCACCCAGTTTGCATAACTTCCTGCATATGCATGGCACGCCGTGTTGCGGGCCTTGGCAGCTTCAACCAGGCGCTCGTTCATGTCCGTTTCGTGCCGGCGCTTGATGGCTGTCTCGTGGTTGCCGGGGGCGAACAGAAGCGCCATGTCGGCGTGCGGGGCAATGTAGTCGGCGGTCGTGGTGACGACCGAGTCAAGGTAGCGGCCCTCGCGGTGCTCTGGCCGGCAGGCCGAAGTGTCACTGCGCGGGTCCCATTTGCCCTGCATGCAGCACAGGAAATCGCCGTTGGAAATCCACTGCGCCCCGCGCTCGCGGCACTGGCGCATGTGGCGGTCGAACATCTGACGATCAGCGTGCGCGTTGTCAATATGCGCGTCGGAAATCAGCAGGAATTCCTGCGACCAGTTAGAGGACGGCACGGCTCCGTCGAAGTCCATTTCGACCGTAAACGATCCAGGCTGATGCTGCGTGATCGTTGCTCCCATGCTGCGGCACCATAGCGAGCAATGCCAGCATTTCACGTTGTAAGAAAAAATTGTCAGAATTTCTCACGGCTTCCCTCTTGACTGCCGATATACGCATGGATACAACACGCGAGCGGGTTACGGCACGTTGCCGTGAACCGCACGTCATCGAGGAGAGAACGATGAAGATTCGAGACACCGTTACCAACCTGCTTGAGCGCAATGACCTTCGCAAGCGTCACAACGACGTGCTTCTTGCATGCGCGATAGAGCTGGGCGATTCGTTCAGCATGGAAGTCGTGAGCGCACACAAGCGCCTGGGCGAAACGCCCGTGGACAGCGAACATGAGTTCGACGCCGCCGTCATCGACATGGACATCGCCGAGCGGCGATTCCTCGCCGTCCACGCGAACACGGAGGTCGCACTGTGAGAGTCAGCCAAACACAGTACGTGAACCGCATCATGTGGATGGTGGAGACGCTTCACCGCCGGCCCATGACGCGCAACGAACTTGCGATGAAATGGGAGGTGACCCCTCGAGCCGTGAGTTACCTCATCGACACCGCACGCGACGCATTCGGCGTTCGCATTGAGCACACCCAGCACATTGGCTACGAGCTGCGTGATCCCGGCGTGTTCAGCCTGAGTGCGCTCCGGCGCAGGGAGGAGGAACGATGACCCTGTTCGACCCCATCGAGGCCGAGCGTCGCAAGGCTGTCGGCAAGGCGCTCGCGGCCGACCGCCGCAGCGAACTGCTTACGGCAGCACGTGGCTTTGCCGCGTTCATTGCATCCAACGGCAGCACCGTCACGAGCGACGATGTCGCAAGTCTCATGGCTTTCAGCGGCTTGGACTACAGCGAACTCGGCAATGCAGCCGGCAGCGTGTTCGACGAGAAATTCGTGTGGACTGGCACGGTCGTTCCATCGCGCCGGCCAGCATCGCATGGTCGCCTTATTCGCGTCTGGAGGCTCAAGTGAACTACCGCGAAATGACTGTGGATGTTACGTCGGATTACTTCCCCGACAACGAAGACATGCACGAATACCTTGGCAACAACCTGGTGCAAGCTGTTGTGTCAGCCAAGTGGGAAGAAGACACGCGGGAATACTTCCATCCGCACGGCAACTGGACAAGCACGTTTCAGCGTTTGATTTCGTGGGAACTGGTGGCAATCAAGTTGAACGGCACGATGCTCGTTAGCAGCAATACGCCGGCAGACTTCCCGGTCGCGGCGATTGTTGACCTTGCCGCAAGCGATGCGTTCCGCACCGAACTTGAGCGAGGCACACGATGAGATACCTGTCAGTATGCAGCGGCATCGAAGCGGCCACTGTTGCGTGGCATGGCCTGGGTTGGACCCCGGTCGGCTTCGGCGAGATCGAACCATTCCCAAGCGCGGTACTCGCGCACCACTATCCCAACGTTCCCAATTTCGGAGACATGACGAAGCATGAGCAATGGACCCTTCAACCCGGATCAATTGACCTTCTCGTGGCTGGAACCCCATGCCAGTCATTTAGTGTTGCGGGACTCCGGCAAGGACTCAAAGATCCACGCGGAAACCTCATGCTTACCTACCTTGCAATCGCTGCACGTCTACGGCCTCAATGGGTTGTGTGGGAAAACGTCCCCGGTGTCCTGTCCAGCAACGGAGGACGGGATTTTGGTTCCTTCCTCGGGGCGCTGGGGGAACTGGGGTATGGGTGGGCCTACCGGGTCTTGGACGCTCAATGGTGCAGAACACACGGGCATCCCCGCGCCGTCCCGCAGCGCCGGCGACGTGTCTTCGTTGTCGGATGTCTTGGAGACTGGGAGCGTGCCGCCCAGGTTCTCTTTGAG